CAGTCTAAAAGAAGCTCTGCTCCATACTTTTTTTACGTTAACTCTGATGATTTAGGCGCTAATACAAAAATGGATAGGGCCACTGGGACCTTATTAAAATTTACTCCTTACCTTGCAGAAAACTCTCCAGAAATGGGAGTGCAAGTAAATAGAGTCATTTCTGGTATTAATGAGAAGAGTGGTGAGGTTATGAAAACTACCCACCCTAATAAAGCACTTGATACAGATAGCAAAGGTATTGTTGTACCTGGAGAGGACTACTTTGAATGAGTACCTTTTCTAACTCCCAAACGGGGGTAGCCTCTGAGGCCACCTTTGAACAACATCACGTATATGAAGTAGCCACAAGCCTTACAGACTCTAAGTACATTGCAAATGACCTTGCCAATTCTAGACGATATGCATACAGAGCAAAAGCTACTCTAGTTGGAGTGGCTTCTGTAAGACCGTATGATCCTATATACTTAGAGGGGTTATCAAACGGTATGTCAGGATATTGGACAGTATTAGCCGTAAAACATATCTTTGGTGGAATGGCTATGAAATACATGATGGAGGTCGAAGTGGGTACAGATGTTTTGGGAGACACTAACCCCGCTGCTGGCACAAATCCTGATGTGAGAGATGTACAGGCTGAGCTTTCTGGGCAATCCTTAAAAGTAGCAGAGACAGTACTACAGGATGTACCTTTAATGATTAACTCTACACAGCTGTTTGAAATTTCAGGGATATCTCCTACTGTATCAGTAGTTGCGCCATACGACTCCACCCCCGCTGATATCTATTTAGGGGTGTACTCTGAAACCTCGCCTATACCAAAAAACACATCTAACGTAATAAAATGGACGACAAAGGGGGATGTAAATGTCTTATGATTTAGAGTACGGTATAGATCCTCAAGGAAGATTTAGATTTTATGGGATTTACTCTGCAAAAGTTACTAGTGTCGATGACCCAGCTAATAAAAGCAGAATTCAAGTGCAGGTTCAAGGACCTACAGGACAACAGGTTACAGGCTGGGCTAAAGCATGTTTACCTATAACTAGTAACTCTAACCACCCAGATCATATCGCTCACACTGCAGCACAAGTTGCGGCATTGTTGAGCACTCATGCTACCCACAGTATCTCCGTATCTGGAACTACAGGATCTGGTGGTGACCCCTCTCACACACATAGTTTTAGCGCCTCAACTACGGCAGCCCATGCTGCACATGCTGGGGTTAGCGGCGGTAAATTAGAGCATCCTCATAAAACAGTAGCCGACACTACTGAAAAATGGAATGATAATCAAGAGACTAACACGACAGCAGAGCATACACCCCATAGAATAGTAGCTAAGAAAAACCAATTAGTGTGGGTCATGTTTGAAGCCGGGGACCCAGAGTATCCCGTATGGATTGGAGTACAAGGATGAGCATCGCTATAAGATACCCATTTACCTTAAATAATGGTAAAGTAGAGGCAACTTATTCTCCAACTAAACTGTATACAGATCGGGTGCTGACGTTGCTTTCTACTAATATAGGACAACGCCCAATACTACAGGGGTACGGCGCTAACATGGATTATGCGTTATTTGAGAACGATAATGATCTTGCCCTAGCGGTAAAGAACGCCGCTAACGAAGCAATTAACAAGTGGATTCCTCAAATAAGTGTGGCAAGCATTACTGTGGGCTCATTAGACGCTGATGGCAGCGCTGAAGTAGAGATCATTATTAACCTTCCAGATAACACAACTTCTTCAGTATCTATCAATACATCTTCATTTGGCTATTATGGAACAGTGACGGGATAACTATGAGCGACATACAGATTGACTATACCTCTAGAGATTTTGCTGGTTTAAAAGCAGATTTAATTGAGTTAATTAAAGACCGAACTGGCACAGCAACCTGGGATACAAGTGATCCTTCAGATCTTGGTGCGGTATTAGTAGAGGCGTTTGCTTATATGGGAGACATTATGTCTTACTATATTGACCGAGCTGCTAATGAAACAGCTATTGACACCGCCATCAAACGTAGTACGCTATTAAATTTTGCTAACCTTTACGGCTATAAGCCTTCAGGACCAACACCTGCTTTAGTAGTTGTAACTATTACTAACGATGGAAGTAGCAGTATTGACCTGCCTAAAGGTACTCAAGTTATGGCCCCTCTTTCATACTCTCCGTATACTGAAGCGTACTTTGAAACAACTCAAGCTGTTGTTGCATTACTAGCAGGACAGTCTATAGATGTATTGTGCCAAGAAGGAAAGACTGTAAATACTGATAGACCAGATTTAATAGATAGTGTCCACAACATTGCACTTCCTGCAAACTTAGGAATGTCGTCTGGGGTTAGAAACCAGACTTTTCAAGTTTTTGATACAGGCATAATTGACAGCTCTGTAATTGTTTATGTTGGGCAGGGCACTTCTTTTACCGCTTGGAAGTACGTAGAGTCTTTAGTAGAATACGGCCCAACGTCATTAGTATATACCACTACCCAAAATGAAAATAAAACTCTTTCTATTGTCTTTGGTGATGGAGTAAATGGCGCTATTCCAGCGGCAAACCAGCTTGTAAGTATTGTATACAGAACAAGTGTTGGAGTGTACGGCAATATTAAATCTGGTCTTATTAAAGAAGTAACTTTTGTTCCTGGAAATATTGACCTAAATGTTATCTCTACGCTTACTGTAACAAATACTACTTCTGCTGTAGGCGGAGCTGATGGGGATGATTTCACTCAACTTAGAGAAAAGATTAAAGCTGCTATTACTACAAGAAAACGTGCGGTTACTTTAAAAGACTATGAGGCGTTAGCTTCTCAAGTCTCTCAAGTAGGAAAAGTAAAGACAGTCTCTAATGTATATAGCTCCGTGACTATGTATCTACAATCACAAAACGATACTACATCAACTCCTGGCAATACGCTAACTACTAAAACTATTACTGCCGTATCAGGAAACGGCACTACTATGACTTTTACTGCAGTTAATACTTTTACTGCTGGGGATATCGTCTCTATTTCCGGAGTAGATCCAGCCGCTTACAATATTGTAGGCACAGTGGCCAGTGCTTCGGGGTCACAGTTTACAATCTTGGGGGCTACAACTACTTCATATGTAAGCGGAGGTGTGGCAACTCTCGGTACACCTACAGCTTCTTGGACATCAATTTCTGATGCTGTATCTTTATATATGGAGGATAAGGTTCCTGTAGGAACTACACTAAGCATTGAGCCTCCTGTATACGTACCTATTTACATTGATCTTGTCGTTTACGCTGGGGCCGCGTATAAGGCAAAAGATATTAAATTAGCGATATACAAAGCCTACTTAGGTTCTGATGGACTATTTAGCTATGCTAATAATACTTTTGGTAGAACAGTGCCCTTTTCATCTGTTATCTATAAAGCAGCCGCAATAGATGGAGTTGTTTCAGTTACTGTCACAGCTCTTAATACTACGGGTGCGTCTGCTTCAGCAGCAGATATCACTTTAGATGCAGCCCAGATTCCATATTTACTTCCAGCCAACCTAGATATAACAGTCATTGGCGGTATACAATAATGAACTATAACACAAAGACAGGTAGGTAGATCGCATGGCGTCATTCCCAAATAGTAATAGGTCGTTTACTTCAAAGGTTGATATTACAGACACTATATACGCTGACCATGTTAATGCTCTTCAAGATGAGGTAATTGCTCTTGAAACAAAAATTAATGGTGCAGATGCAAGTGCTGTAAGCAACATCCTATTTTCTACGTACACAGGTGGATTTGTTGCGTCCTTATCTTGGGATAGTTTATTTGCTCGCCTTAATAACATTGAAACAGGTCTAGTAAATGGTTGGGCAACATCCCCATTTATTAGAAAAGTAGGCGGTGACGCTATTCAGCCACCTTCAGGAACTACGGGCATTACACTAAAAACTACCGCCGGTACTACAGACCTATTTGTAACAAAAAATGCTTCAAATACTACTGGATTTAAAGTAGACTCTAATGCTATGCCTAAGGTAGGTACTGCAAACGTATTCTATGTGGGCAGCACTGAGTACACTGCAATGTATGACTATATGCAGTCAATTCAAACTATTCAAGGCACCCAAGGTTTACAAGGTACACAAGGTATTCAAGGAACCCAAGGTACAGGATACTCCGGAGTATCTTCTACTACTTCAGCTAGACCTGCCTCTACAGGAACTATAACAATAACAACAAATAGACAGGGATCCTTTGTTACTGGCGACAGAGTTCGTGTAACAAACTCGGTATCAAATTACTTTGAAGGAACTGTAACTATTACAAGTGGTACAACTTTTGCTGTTGCCGCTGACTATAACTTAGGAACTACTACTGCGTCTTCTTGGACAATTAGCACAGCAGGTGTTCGAGGAGTTCAAGGAACTACTGGAACTACTGGTTCACAGGGAGCAACTGGAACTCAAGGAGCAACTGGAGGAACAGGTGCTCAAGGTACTTCAGGTACACAAGGAACTACGGGTGCACAAGGTATTGCAGGAGCTGCTGCTGCCCAAGGAGCAACAGGTTCACAGGGTGCAACAGGACCACAAGGAGCAACAGGAACAGGTGTTCAAGGCACCACTGGTGCTCAAGGCACCACTGGAACTCAAGGTAGTACTGGAACTACAGGTTCACAAGGAACCACTGGTACTCAAGGTACTTCAGGCCTATCACTGCAGACCAGCAACAACACCTGGACTGGCACCAACAATTTCAGTAATACTATTACTGCAAACTCCGTTGTTGATGGAACAACCTCAACAGCAGCAAGTGGTATCGGATTTATGGGTATACCACAAAACTCAACAACTACTGGTTCTTATACAATTGCGGCTGCGGATGCGGGTAAGCATATTTACTCAACTGCAACTCGCACAATTACAATTAACTCAAATGCTAACTTAGCACTTCCAATTGGTACAGCAATTACTTTTATTGCTAGTGCAGGCACTACAGTAACAATTGCAATTACAACAGATACAATGTATTTGGCTGGTACTGGAACTACAGGTTCTCGTTCTCTTGCGGCTTATGGTATGGCAACTGCTATTAAAATTACTTCTACTACTTGGATTATAAGCGGAAACGGCCTGACTTAATGGCGGGCATTTTACAAAGTCTTGCTGGCACACTTGCAAAAGGTGTACCTGGAGCAGCTATTATTGGTACAGCAACGGATGTTGGAACTAGCCGTGCGTATAATGATGGTGCCGCTACTGTTACATTTAGTACAGGTGCAGGACCAACCCCAACTATATATTACTTAACCTCTACTCCATCTGTTTCGGTTTGGGCTGGTTATTCGTCCCCGCTTACTGCTACTGGGTTAGCCTCCGGAACTTCTTATACTTTTACCGTGTCGGCTGCAAATGATGCTGGAATAGGTCCTTCTTCAGGCGCTTCAAATAGCATAACAGCAACAACAACTCCGTATTATGTAGGTGTTTCAGGATATGCAGCAACTGCAGGTGTTTCAAGCACTAGTAATCCAACATTTACTTTTTCATTTACTGGTACCGCAACTGGCGGTAAGATCATTACTTCTTATCAATACACTACAGATGGTGGGACAAATTGGGCTACTACTACGGGCACCCTTGCTACTCAAAGTAATGGTTCTGCATTTGTTGCGGGAAGTACACCAACAGGATCTATTAGAGCAGTAAACGCTAATGGCGCTGGTATATCAAACGCAGTCTTTAGTGGAGTTACCGCTGTAAAACTTCCTGGTGCACCTACAAGCCTATCAGTAACAAATAACTCTGTTGCTTTTGGCGGAACTCCAACAGCCAACGTTTCCTTTACTGCTGCGTCAAATGGAGGTTCTACAATAACCTCTTATCAGTATTCAACAAATGGTGGGTCTACCTGGATAACATTTGCAGGAACTACAAGTCCTCAAGCAATGAGTACGCAAAGCACAGGCTCAAATTTTGTTGCTGGTACTACTTATACAGTATTAGTTAGAGCGATAAGTTCTTATGGAACCAGCGATGTAACAGGTTCGGCTGGTTATACAGCCTCTACTGTTCCACAGGCTCCTACAATCGGCACACTAAGCGCAGTTACTGGGGCTCCTTATGGTTCTAGCCCATCACTTAGTATTTCATTTACAGCTGGTGCAACCGGAGGCGATCCAACTATTTATTACCAGTACTCAACAAATGGTGGGTCTAACTGGATAAATACCTCTGGAACAACAAGTCCTCAATCAATTACTACACAAAGTACTGGTAGCGCATTTGTAGCAGGATCTTCTTATTCAGTTATTTTAAGAGCATTAAACTACAGCGTTGGAGCATCAAATGCGTCTTCTGCTTCAAATAGTGCGACAGCCATTACGGTTCCAGCAACAATGTCTGCACCTACTGTAACAAACGTTGGAACTAGCCGTCCTTATAATAACGGTGCTGCCTCTGTTGCATTTACCGC